GCCGATCACCAGAAGCAGTTCATTCATTATTTGAAGAGTATCCAGCCCAAATACGGGTTCAAAATCATTTATGAGGTGGATGACGTGGTGTTTCGGGAGGAAATTCCCGATTACAATGCGTCAAAACATGGATTTGACGATGATAAGATCCGACAAAACTGCATAGACATGATCAATATGACCGACGAGGTTACGGTTCCCTGTAAATTCATGCGGGATTTGTATATTGAAAAGACGGGCAAGAAGGAAATCACCGCAATTCCGAATTTCATGCCTTATTGGTGGTTCGGACATCAATACAATTACCAAAGAATCATAAGCGAGTATGATAAACATAAAAAGCGTCCGAGAATCGTGTATGCCGGATCGGGAGCGCATTTCGATGTTAAGAATGCGGTTGGTCAGAAGGATGATTTCGAACATGTTGTGAAATTCATCGTTGATAATCGATTCAAATATCATTTCATTTTCATCGGGGCATATCCGCCACCCCTCCACCCGTATGTTGTTGCCAAAGAGATTGAATTCCATCCTTGGAAGAATCTTTTGGAATATCCCACCTTTATTTCTTCCTTGAATGCTCAACTATTCATAGCCCCCTTACAGGAAAACAATTTCAACAGGAGCAAATCGGATATCAAATTCATTGAAGCGGCACAATTGGGGATTCCCTGTATTTGTCAGGACATGGTGACTTATGAAAGTGCCCCGGATTTTCTAAAATTCAAAACCGCCGATGAATTGGGGGTAAAAATAGAACAATTGCTGAATTGGAAGAACCGTGCGAAATATTATCGGCTTGTTCCGGAGTTGAGAAAGGTCGGAATGACCAGATTCCTTGAGATTGAGAGGAATTATGGGTCGTTTCTGGAGGTTTTGAACACGCCGTATGGTTCGCCGGATCGGAAGTTCCTCAAAATGTGGAATTGACTTATTGACACCACCACGATTTGTGGTATTGTGGTGGTGTTATGAATCACTCTTACTATAAGTGGACCCCACAAAAAGACATCACCGCTTGGGAATTAGCTCAAATGGTGCCATTTCCATATGCTTTTAATGATTATATATCTTTTCAAATATGGTTGGACGAGAAACGGAAAATATGTCCAACAATGGAAAGACATTTTTTGTTGATACATGACGAGGAATCTCTTACAACCCCAATAGTCCCCCATCCATCGTGGACGAAGAGACTTGGGGATTGGTTGGAAAAATTGAAGATTTGAAATTATGAAAGTTAAACTGATTATAGCGGAAACATTTTGTGAAGATCGTTATTATGATTATGATAATGATGGACTTCGACAATTTTCGATTGAGGATTATAGTGGATTCGAAGAGGTTGACGATAATAAATTACGAATGTTGGAAGAGTTTGTCCGTGATTTCAATCGGGATAAAAAAAACAGGGGGATTGCTTTTCTTTTAAAGGAACCTCAAAGAATTACCATGAATTCCGCCATTGATATGATTGTTGAAAAAAGAAAACGAGAGGAAAAGGAGAGACGGGAAGAGGAGTTGCGTTGTGAAAAACAAAGAGCGGAGAGGAACCGGATCAAGCAATTGAAAGCGGTTGAGAGAAAAAAGAAACAATTGGATAAACTCAAGCGTGAACTTGATATAATATGAGAAATGATAATTATCGAATTGGATTAATATATGAGGAATTGAGATCGGATGACATATTTTCCTTAACCCTTGAGGAATTGAATAATTATGATTGGGATATTTTTTTCAATAGTGAATATTGTGGACTATATTCGACTGTTTTATTGGAAAGTTTCACTAAGATCATAGATAATGTCCCCTCAAAGGTTGGATTACTGGACCAATATGAAATATTATTATATGATGGTTCCAAATTCACACTCAATATCAATTATAACGATGCCAACCAGATAAGAAAGCTTTCAAATGCCGCAATCATAGATGCGGACATAAAAAATAGATCGGATATTGTCGATGGATACCAACATTTCAAACATATAAAAGATGGTCAATATGTCGCATTGATAGAATTTAAGGATTCTCAAAACAGACACACCTCTACCGGGGAAGTGGGGCCACACGCCCATGAATTATTTTCGATGTTGAAAAATGCGGTGTCCCATAGCCTATCACAGAATAATATGATGAATAACACCGTGGGTATAATGATGTTGGTCAATAATAATGAACCGAAGCGTTTGATCTTATATTGGAAAATATTGGAAAGACTTTTGAAGAATACGTTTCCTATAATTTTCAAAGATGATAATTCCAAAAGTTTGGCCAATGTTACCATTTTGGTTGCCATCAAATAAAGACTTACTCTCACTAAAAATGTATAGAAATTGTGTATATAACAACAAGACTCGCGCAATTCATATTTGGGGATGGAGTTCCGAAGGTAATCGGGTGTATCAGGAATTGCCTTATGAACCTTATCTGTATTTGGAGGATAAGCGGGGAGAGGATAGGAGCATATTCGGCACGGTTTTGAAGAAACGCGAATTCAAGGACCAGTGGGATCGTGGAAAATTTGTGAAGGATTCCGGAATCAAGAGGATATTCGAGAATCTTCCGGCATATCAACAATATCTGGTTGATAACTATTATCACAATTGCGGAGACGATGATTTTTCACAATATCCTTTGAAAGTCATGTATCTGGATTTGGAATGTCCAAGTAATCCGAACGGTAAGATGAAAGGCGCATTTCCAGATCCGGAACAGGCGGAAGAAGTCATCAATCTGATCACTTGTTACGATTCCTTGTCAAAAACATATAACATGTTTGGATTGAAATTCCATCATCCGATTAAGAAGCATGTGACATACACCCATTGCAAGTCCGAGGAGGAGTTGTTGAAGAAATTCATCAACCATTTTTCATTTGATTATCCGGACTGTCTTGTGGGCTTCAATAGCAACAACTTTGACGTTCCATATCTCATAAACCGCATCACATTCGTTCTCGGGAAGGAATGGGCCGATAGGTTGTCTCCAATCGGAAGGATTTACGAGAAGATAAATCAAGAGGGGAAGTTTGGACAACCATCCAAGGAGTATGTGATCGAGGGGATTTCCTGTTTGGACTATTATGTGATGTATCGGAAGTTTGCGATGACTCCTTTGGAATCCTATAAACTGGATTATGTGGGGGAAGTGGAATTGGGGGAGAACAAGGTGGAATACGAGGGGTCTTTGTGGGATTTGTCGGTAAATGATTGGGATACTTTTTGTGATTACAATTTGAAAGATGTCGAACTGTTGGTAAAGTTGGATGACAAGTTAAAATACATCGATCTTCTGAGATTCATTTCCTATTTGGGACTGTGTAACATGGAGAATGCCATCAAAACCCTTCCGGTGGTCAACGGGGCGGTTGCAATACGGGCCAGATACCGGGGGGAGAAGATTCCCACTTTCATCAAACCTCCAACGGTTGGAAGCATTCCGGGGGGATATGTATTCGATCCGAAACCGGGATTTGTGGAAAATATTGTAAGTTTCGACGCTAATTCCCTATACCCAAGTGTGATGATTTCCTTGAATCTATCTCCCGAAACGAAGATCGGACGATTGGAGAAGGTGGGGGACACATATAACATATATCATGTATCCGGTAAAACCTATAATCTGACCAAGGAAAATTTTGTCACGTTCTTACAGGAGGAGGAGGCATCCTTGACAAAGGCCGGATTCTTGTTTTCTCAAAAGAAAAAGGGACTCATGCCGGAATTTCTGGACTTTCTTTATACCAAGAGGGTTGAAATGAAATCCAAGATGTTGGAACTTAAAAAGGAACTTCAATCCAAGAAGAAAGGACTCACCAAGGCGGATAAAAGAAAACTGGGAGAGGATATTCAGAAATACGACACGATCCAACATGCGTATAAGATCACTTTGAATTCCACTTATGGATATTGTGCCAATAAATACGCCCCGCTTGGAGATGATGACATTGGAAGTTCCGTCACATTGACCGGACAGGCAGCGATTAAAAAATCGACGGACATATTCAAGGAATACCTCAAGGAGAAGATACCGGACATATCTGATGTAACTCTTTTAGAATCAATCACTTACGGAGATACGGATTCGAATTTTTTCTCTTTTGATTGGGTGAATCAATTGGGAATCAGTTTGAAAGACGAGAATGGAATGGTGACTTCCGGATTTTATGATCTTTGTGATGAGATCGAGTCTTATATTAATGATGGAATGTTGGAATGGGCTAAAAGAGCACTATTGTCCAGAGATCCCCGATTTGTATTCAAACGGGAAACCATATGCGATTCCGGTATATTGTTGGGTAAGAAATATTATGTTCTCCATGTTTTGGATGATGAGGGAACTCCGGTGGATAAATTCAAATATAAGGGGGTGGATGTGGTCAAGACCACCATGCCAAAAGCAATCAAGCCATATGTTAAAAAAATCATCGAGTCAATGGTTATTGATAAGGATTTGGGGGAAGCCAACAAACTGTTCGATGAGGCTTATGGGATTTTTAAAGTCTTGGATGCGGAAATTTATAAAAATAGTGGAATCAACAATTATGAGGAGTATTCAAAGAAGTGTTCCGGATTTACCACTGTGAAGGGAATGCCGTTTCATGTGAAATGTGCGTATTATCACGATCTCTTGTTGGACAAGCTTGATCTGGCATCGAAATATCAAAAATTCAAGTCGGGGGACAAGGTGAAAATGGTGTATCTCAAAACCCCCAATAAATATGGAATCGATATGATAGGATTCAAATCCACTTATCCTTCCGAATTTGGTGAAATTTTCACTATTGACTATGAGAAAATGTTTGTTAAGATACTGTATGCCGCAATCGAGAGGTTCTATGATGCGGTTGGTTGGACTCTAAGAAAGCCAAACGAGAGTGTGAAAATAGAATTGCAGGATTTTTTAAGTTAAATTTATGACAAACAATGAAGCATATTGCAAAGGTCTTGATGATGCGGAAAACAATGTAATCGCAAAGTTTGAGGATTTTCTGAATGATCGGCCAAGTCCGGTATTCGCCAATCCGAAACTGGAGGATTTGAGACAGAAAATCCATAAGAAATTTGATGATGAATCGAAACGATACTCAAAGGGAATTGATCTTGTTTCCGAACAATTCGGTAAAATCTTAAAAGGAAATTGTGATCCTCCGGTATATGGACTTGGTAACAAACAGTTGGAAAAGGTGAATGGCGCATACTTGATTTTCATGCCATACATTCATGAAGCGTCCGGAGGAAATTCTCCAATCGGAAGAAAAATAAAAAGGGATTTGGAAAAGGCCATTGACATTCTCAACAATTAAACTTAAATCAAAACATATGCAACCAAAAACAGTAGCGTTTATAGACCAAGTGGGACGAACCATTATCGGAGAAGTTCTCAACGAAACCGATTCAACTTTACGGATTTTCAATCCGGTTATTCTTCATTGCCAACCACAAGCGAATGGACAATTGGAAGTCCAGACATTTCCCGTGTTTTTCTTCGAATTTATCGATAAGGCGAACAGGAACAGCAATGTGTGGACGTTTTATAAAAATAATATCGTGTTGAGCGAGGCGGTTCTGGATGACAGGATCTTGTCGCAATATTCCAAGATCAACACCCCCGCAACTTCGGTTGAGGCTCCGGTGGCGGCATCTCCGAAAATCATAAGCATCAATGATCTGTAATTATGGCGAAAGAGAAAACCGTTAGTGCTTCCGATGCCATTCTCGCCATGATGCGGGAGATCAATCCTCACGCAGTATACTTGAGTAGTCAGGTTATAACCGAGGATGATTGGATTGATACCGGAAGCATGGTGTTGAACGCTTTGATTTCCGGGTCACTGTATAGGGGTATTCCGAAAGGCAAGGTAACACAATTCTGCGGCCCTTCGCAGACATTTAAAAGCGGCTTCATGCTTCAAATTTTGAAGAATGCCCAAGACCGTGGAATGACCGTGGTGGTTTTCGATTCGGAAGCCGCGATTACAAGAGAGGGGGCAATTGCGTTCGGACTTGATCCCGAAAAATTGATTTATGTTCGGGCCAAGACCATCGAGGGGACGAAGAATGATATCTATAATTTTTTGGAGAAGATCGGTGAAGCCGGAAAAAACGGGGAAGTGGTAATCGCCATTGACTCATTGGCCACAATGTTGGCGGAATTGGAGATAAAACGGGCCAAAAAGGACAGTGATTCTGGTGATATGGGATCTCTAGCCAAATCTTTAAAGGTATTCCTGCGAATGTTGATCAATATGGCGGCGGAAACAAATACTGCGGTCATCATGACCAATTGGGTTTATGACAATCCCACTGAAATGTATCCATCTCTTGAAAAACACTTACATGGAGGAAAAGCCGCCGTGTATCTTCCGACCATCACCGTTCAACTGTCAAGGACATTGATTAAGGATGATAAGAATACTGCGGTGGACACCGATTTGGCGGCTTCTCAGAAAAATTATTCCGGTGTGGAAATCCATGCCCTAACGGTCAAGAATCGTCTCATCAAACAGTATCTTGAAGGCAAGATGTGGTTGTCTTTCTCGAAAGGATTGGACAAATATTATGGTCTTTTGGATTTGATGAGGGGTATGGGGGTTCTTGAACTCAAAGGCTCCATATATTATGATTGGGAAGGAAACAAGTTGGGCCATGCCAAGAAATGGCGCAAGGATATTGATTTGTGGGAGAAAAGTCTTCTACCGGAACTTGAACCGCGAATCAAACGGGAATGGTCATATGGTAACAAGGCGGGAGAACGGGATGTTCAGGAAGATTATGACGATTCCGATGAGGACGAATCCGAAGAAGAGGAAATCACACCGAAATTGACCGGATTGGATAAATTAAAGAAGATGAAGAAGAAAGTTTCTTCCAAATTGGACGAGTTGGAAGAAAGCGACCATATCTTGGATAGTATCGATCTTTACAATGGTGGATGACTTCACATTTATTTGCGGGGATTGTTTGGAGAAACTTAAGAATGTTTCCGATCAATCCGTGGATTTGATATTGTCCGACCCGCCATATGGTCAGAATCATAGGCTTAAGTGGGACAACACGATAAATTTCGATCTTCTATGGCCGGAATTATTGAGAATATCCAAACCCAAGACACCGATAGTGTTCATGGGGAACCAACCGTTCACCACGGATCTGATAAATTCCAATCGGGATATGTTCCGGTATGAATGGGTGTGGGACAAACAAATCCCACGGGGAATGCATCAGGCGAAGTTCCAACCCATGAGGAAACACGAGAATATCTTGGTGTTTTCCAAGGAATATCCGATGAATTTCCATCCGCAAATGGTGGAACGGGACAAA